ATCGTGATCGAGGAGCGGCATGAGACTACCAGATCGCCTGATCCCTCGCAGCCCCGAACCGCATCTCAGCGCAAAGCGCTTCGGTGCTCGATTTACCCCGTTGGCTCCGTCACGGCCCGAAACCGCATCTCGGCACAAAAGAGACGGGCCTTCGCCTCCTGGCGTGTCTTCGTCGAAACATGCCTGAGGTTGACCAGGGCATGGGCGTCGAGCGTCAGCGGCGCGTCGTGCAGCAGGCCTATGATGAGGGCGGCGATCTCCTCAGCCTGACGCCGGCCGGCACTGTCCGACCAGACCTCCAGCACCAGCACATGTTCTTCGCCTGGTTCTGTCGCGGTCGAATAGTCCGTGGTGGTCGTTTCGCCGACGACGACAGCCGGCAGATGTTTGCCGGCGACGATCCGGTCGCGCATGCCGCCCGCGCCGATCAGCGCGCCGAGGGCGGTATCGTTGGAAAGCGCTGTCTGAACAGACTTGAGCAAGGCGTTGGCGGCGCTGATCATTTTCGTTCCACTTTCGAGTCTTTGGAAGCCGTCTGCCCGCCCGGGTGCAGCAATTGCGCCAGCAGTCGTGCAAGATCCGGCAAGGTGATCCGCGTCAGCGCGCTCACAGGTTTTTCTCCTCGCAATGGCAGATGAGATAGCGGCGGCTCTCGTCGGGGTCCTCGAGCGCGCCGACGAGAAACAGGCGTGCGCCCTTGCGCAGGCGCATGCCGGCGGTAATGTCGGTACGCCAGCGCAGCCAGATACGATGCGTTCGCGTGAACGTCTCGCTGCCGGCCATCACCTCGATCGCCACGGCCACAGGCTCGACCAGCGCCCAGGCGCTAGCGCGCTCCTCGAAGGCGATGCTCGCCCCGCCCTGACCGTCCGGCGTTGCCACCGGCGCCTCCAGCGCGAGCCGTGCCGTCATCCGGCCGGGGTCGAAGAACGTGGAGCGCATCTCAAAGGCTCCGCATCAGGTAGGGCGCGATCAGCCGATCGTATCCCGGCGGGATCAGCGCGGGCTGTTCGTCCGGCGAAACGACGCCGCGGCAGGTAAACATCTGCGCCACATGGGTCAGCATCGCCCGCTTCAGCGTGTCGGGGACATCGGCCCCCGAGGCGCCGAAGCCGGCGGTGAATTCCACCTCGATGCCGTTGATCCCCCGGCCCGGCGCGACGGGCGCCGCCAGCATCAGCCGCGCCGGCCGCCTCTGCCCGTCGAGAAGAAGACCTGCGAGCGAGACGGCCGCGGCATTTCCAGCGGCGTCGTAAACCGTCACCTTTTCAATGGATTGCACGGGACCTTTGCAAATCTGAATCACGCCGTCTTCACAGATTGAATCAAGCAGGAGCCGCCAGCGCTGAGTGATCAGGCAGAGCCCGGTCGTCCGCTCCAGGTGCTCGCGGGCGACGCGGATGAGCCCGCCGACAAGCTCGTCCTCATCGGCCGCGTCGAGGCGCAGATGCGCCCGCGCCTCGGCAACCGCCAGCGTCTCCGCTTTCGGCGGGGTGGTCGGAATGTAGGTCATGGGGGTCCTCGGGGGTGGGACGGAGGGCGAGACGGATGGCGGGGCGAAAGCGTCTATTCGCTACTCGCTACAGACTGCTGATGAACCCGCCTCTTCCGTCATGCTCGGGCCTGTCCCGAGCATCTGCAACGGTTGATTTCATTGCGACGCGGCAGATCCTCGGCACAAGGCCGAGGATGACGTCGCGGGTGGTCTCGCCTCCCATCCCTCCATCAGCTCGCCGCGAACTTGACGAGCTTGATTGCCTCGAAATTCTGCACGCCGCCGCCGACGCGCTTGGTGGTGTAGAAGAGCACGTAGGGTTTGGCCGAATAGGGGTCGCGCAGGATGCGAACGCCCGTGCGGTCGACCACCAGATATCCGGCGCGGAAATTGCCGAAGGCGATGGCAAAGCTGTTGGCGGCGATATCAGGCATGTCCTCGGCCTCGGCGACCGGAAAGCCCATCAGCGAGGCCGGCTGGCCGGGGGCGGACGGCGGCCGCCAGAGGTAGTTGCCGTCGGCATCCTTGAACTTGCGGATCGACGCCTGCGTGCGGCGGTTCATCAGGAAGGTGCCGTTCTGGCGATGCCCGGCCTTCAGCGCGTAGACGGTGTCGACGAGGACGTCGGACGGGCTCGACGCGGCGAATGCGCCGGCGACACCCGTCGCGATATAGCCGATATTGCCCCAACTCCAGGACGGATCGGCCACCGCCGTATAGGCCAGGATCCCCTTCGGCTTGCTGGTTCCGTCGCCGGAGGTGAAGGCGGCGCCTTCCTGCTCGGCAAAGACGATGTCGACCTCGCTCGAAATCCAGGCGTCGATATCGACGGCGGCGTCGTCGAGCAGCGCCTGGGTCGCCGCCGGCATGGCGTAGAGTTCCATGGTCGGGAAGGAGAGCTCGGCAAGCTGCGGCGAATTGGTCTGCGGCCGCGCGGCCGTCTCGGCGACCCAGCCGGTGGCAAGGCCTGATGTCAGGAACGGCTTTTTCAACACGGCGGCCGAGACCTGGCGCACGGTCGCAAGCGCGCGGATGGGCGAGACGACCGAAAGCCGGCGGCCGATCTCGCTATCGGTTTCCGGCGGCACCACATAACCGCCGTCCGCGCCGGAGCCGACGGAAAGCGCCTTGGCCTCAAGTTCGCGAAGCCCCGCCTCGTCGCCGCGGCGCACGTAGGCCTCGAAGGCCGCCTTGTGCTCGGCAGCCTCCGGCAAGGTGCCGGCGGCACGGCCAAGCGGCGGGCGCGCCCGCTTCAGCGCCATCTGGTCGAGCACGCGCTTCTGTTCGTCGACGGCGCGGTTGATGCGGTCGACCTTGTCGCGGGTGACGACATCGGCGGTCATCTTGCTTTCGATTTCCTCGAGCCTCCGGTCGTTCGCCTCCTTGAAGGCCTCGAAGGCCCCCATGAAGTCGTCGAAGGCGGCGGTCATGGTTTCCGGCATGGCCTTGTTTTCCGGCGCGGCAGAAGCGGTATCATCGGTCATCGCATCATCCTTGTTTGAAGGTCTCGGTCATCAGCATTTTGGCTGCCCGCCGCATCGAGCGGACGAGTTCGGTTTCCCGGTCGCGGAACCAGCGCGCATCCTTGACGTTCTGGACGCGCGCCAAGGGCTGCATCGGGAAGGTCACGACGGAAATTTCCCAAAGATCGGCCTCGAGGATGCGCCGGACGCCGGACTTGGCGTCGGTGCGGGCCCGAACGGTGCGAAAGCCGATCGACAGCCCGTCGAGGGCCGCATTCTTCAGGAGCTGGTGCACCTCGCGGGCGCGGGCCACGCCGTCGGCCAGCACGCCCTCGACATAGAGCCCGCGCTGATCCTCGCGGATCGTCGTCCAAGCGCCGATCGGTTCTGACGGATCGTGCTGGAAGAGCATGCGCACGCCCTCCGCCCCGCGCTCGGCGAGCGACTTTCGAAAGGCGCCACGCTCGATGGTGTCCTTGCCGAGATCGACCGCGCCGAAAACGCTGGCATAGCCGGAAAATGAGCCGTCGCGGCGAAGCCCCCTCAATTCGAGGCTGGCGAACTTGCGGCTGTCGGGCCCCGTTTTCGCGGGCATGGAAAATCGCGCCTCGGCGCGGGCAGAGGTCATGGGATGCTCCTGGGATGGATTGTGATTAGAAGCTAGCGGGCGAGCCGCCCGGCAAGGCGCGCGAGCACACCGAGCCCCCACCAGGCGCAGAGGCTGGCGGCAGCCGAACCGGATAGCATCGTCTCGGAAGCCGACAGCACGCCGGAAAGGTCTAGCCGCTGCGCAAGCCAGGCACCCGCCGGCCCGCCGAAGGTCATGCCGCAGGCAAGCCCGGTGAAGAAGCGGCCCGCCGCTTCGCGACGGCTCCTAGGCAAAAGGTAGATCAGCGAGACCGCGGCCCCTGCCGCTGCCCCCACCGCCCGCTCGACCCACAGGCCGGCAGCGCTCGAAATATCGGCCATTGTTGAGCCCTTGTGGTGATCGGGTTTTTTATCGGTGCGAGCCGCCTTGCCGCCATCTAAGTGGACGAAAGGCTTTTCTCGGAATCATTTGAATCTCTTGCGGCGCGCCGTTGATAGATTGAGCGAGGGACTTCAGATGTTGGGCCCAAGGGCGCAGCCGCTTGCTCTTTCCGGCAGCCCTTTTCCTGGACTTGCTACGCCGCCTGACGTTCTGCCCATTGCCTCGCCATCAATACCCGACCGCCTGCCGCTTTTCCTCGTCGGTCAGGAAGTCCGCGTTGCCGACCCGCGCCCAGAGTTCGCTGCGTTCGGCGGCGAGGCCTGCGATCTGGTCGAGGTCGGGGGCAAGCCGCAGCGTCTCTCCGTAAGCGTCCGAAAGCCAGCCGGAAAAGGCGCTCGCGGTTCGGTTAAGCAGGGGGAGCACGGTCAGCCTATAGAAGGCACGGTTGGCTTCCTGGTAGTTGGCGTAGGTGTTGTCGCCGGGTATGCCGAGCAGCATCGGCGGCACGCCGAAGGCGAGCGCGATGTCGCGGGCCGCCCCGTTCCTCGCCTCCACGAAATCCATGTCCTTCGGCGAGAGCCCCATCGATTTCCAGTCCAGCCCGCCCTCCAGAAGCAGCGGCCGGCCGGCGCGCATCGGGCCGGAATAGCCCTCGTCCAGTTCCTGCTTCAGCCGCTGATACTGGTCGGGCGAAAGATTGCCGCCCTCCTTCGGTTGGTAGACGAGCGCGCCCGAGGGGCGTGCCGAGTTGTCGAGCAGCGCCTTGTTCCAGGTCGCCGAGGCATTGTGCAGGTCGAGCGCGACCTGGGCGGCACCCAGCGGCGGAAAGCCGAGATGGTCGTCGAGCGGATGGAAGAGCCGCAGGTGCAGGAGGCCGAGCCCTTCGCCATCCACGGCGAACCGTCGAAGCGAGCCACCGACGCGGTAATCATAGGCCTCCGGCCAACCGTCGCGGCCCTCGACGATGCCGATGCGATCGGGCCTCAGCAGGTGAAGTTCGCGCAGATCGCCGCCGACGGAAATCGGCTCGACATAGGCATTGCCTGATAGCAGCAGGTGACCATAGAGCGCCTCGAAGAAGCTCGGCCCGTCCACGCGGGCGTTGGGTCGGGCGATCAGTGCGAGAAGCGGATGGGTGGGCACTTCCCTCTCGCCGGCATAGAGCAGCCAGACGACGGAGGCCGCCGCTTCCGAGACCAGCCGTACGGCGCGATGCGCCACCGGGTTCTTCATGAAACCCTCGCGCGACAGCGCCGCATAGGAGCGGCCGGTCCAGTGCGCGCGGCCTTCGGCCGACAGCGTCACGATGCCGGAGGCCTTGGCTTCGGGCACAACGAGGCGGCCCGCCGCGGCATTCCGCGGCCGGAGAAAAGGGATCTTCATCGGGTTGTTCCTGTTTTTGCGTAGGGCAGCGCGGCGCTCAGTCGAGCGCTTGGCCCGCCTGCCCTAACCGTTTCAGCAGGCAGCGCCGGCGCACTACGAAACTTGCAGCGGCGTGCGGGTTGCCCGCTCCGTTTCGTAGTCGGCGGCGATCCGCATCTCGCGCAGCGGGCGGACGCGGTCGATCGACGCCTGGTAGAGCGGGTGGGCCTTGTAGGCGGCAAGTGCCGCCTCGTCGTCGAACTCGCCGTAGACGACGAAATCGACCTCGCTGCCGAGCGGATCGGTCTTCAGATTGGTGCCGATCTCGATCAGCCGCGCATGGGGGTTCTCCGTCAAAATCGACAGGCCGGCGCGAACCTCGTCAAGATCGGCGCGGTCGGGCACGGTGAAGAAAACGATGTGGCGGATCACGCGGACACTCCCGGGGTCAAGACTGCGCCCTGCGGGTCATTCATAACCCGCAATGGACGCAGCAGCTGTCGATCGGCGCAGGTCGTGCGCGGCCCCGCCCTAGCACGCGGCTCGTTCGCGTTCAACGGATGCCTCAGGCGGCAAGATCGATCGCCATCTCCACCGTGATCCGCTCCCACGGCACGAAAATGACGCCCTTGTCCGTTCGTTCGATGAGACCGGTGTCGATCAGCGCGTGAACATCCGCATGGACGCCGCGATAGTCTCGCTTGAGCAGCCCTGCCAGATGCCGGATCGACGTGCCGCCCTCGGCACGCAGCCGGCGCAGTAGCTGCCAGCGGTTCGCCGTCAACACCTTCAGCAGCACTTCCATGGTCTCGAAGGCGATGATGCCGCGCTCGTCGCCCATATCGCCGCCCTCGACTTTGCGCGCCGCCGCGTGAGCGCCCGCAAAGAAATCGTCGAGCCCAGCCACGTGCAGACTGA